GCCTGCTTGTCCGTCAGCCGCTCGCCAGCGTAGCCCTCGTGCTCGACCGAGATGGCCTGCCCGTTGTAGTTGGCCTCAGCCCATGCGATGTCGGAAGTGTCAACCCACTGGTAGATGGTCCCGTCCTTGCCGATGCCAAAGTGCGCCGACACCTGAGCCGAGGGATTGTGGAACCAACCATCGGAACCACCGAGGGAACCCTGCATGATGTGAACCACACCAAGCTTGATCGGCCCCATCTTCCCACCGATGTTGGGGACAGGACCGTGCCACTGAGCGAAAGGACAAATAGCCATGATTACTCCTAAGTGAGAGGACCGAGGTAGGTGACGGTGAGAAAGTTCTTGCCCGAGGACTTCGGGACCGTGACGTTGTTCGTTCCTGACGTAATAGTCGTAAGCGAGATGTACGGGGTGATCGTCTTGGCCGTGTTGGACGGGTTGATCGGAACCACAACCTCAAGCGTCCCCACCGTGTCCACCGCCGAGTTCGCCGTGAACGCAGAACCGTAGTGAGTGACAGTGGTGGAGCCAGTCGTATCGGGGGTGACGAGGACCGGCATGACGAGGGCGTTGCCCGAGATCGACGTTGCCTGCAAGCCGGTGCGAAGGGTGATCTTGTACAGCCCTGCACGGTTGATCGTGACCACGTTAGAGGAAACGGTGGGGGTGTTGGTCCCGAGCGTGTAGGTGGAAGCAATGGAGAGCTTGACCTGCTGATCTGCCGTGGAGTTGGTGCTGATGGTCTGTGCCGTGCCTGCGCTGTTGTCAAACTGGCCGTGCGGCGGGATGTTTGTCACCCACTGTAGTCCGGTGCTGGTGGTCTGCAAGGTCGTTCCCTGAACGCCCGCACCGAGCCATGCGGGGACACCGCTGTTGGTGTACAGAAGGGCGTTCTGGCTGTTGGAGCCAACTGCGAGGCGGGCGAGGGCGTTCAGCCCGCTGGCGTAGAGCATGTCGCCCGCAGTAGTCACCTGCCCTAGCGTCTGGTTGGCAACCTTGTTCGCCTCGTATGCCTCCACAGAGGAGAACACCGGCATGACAACCTCGCCGGCAACGTGGCTTGAAGCAGTCGTGCCATCGTAGCCACGGCTTGCAATGTTTACCTGCGTCCCGCTGATGCCGGAGCACAGCACTTTCTCCTCGTTGGACCCTCCGTAACCGATGACGCACACGAAGTTGCCCGAGTAGCCAAGCTGCTGCGAAGAACCGTTGGTCTCAACCCAAGTGGCAGAGTCGGCGCTGGCGATGTTGAACGATGCAACAATATTGTCCATCCCCGCCTGCAACGTAGAAGCCTGGGCCAAGCCAGAGTAAGAGCGAACAGAAAACGACATCAAACTATCCTATCATCCGGTAATGGTCTTGAGAGTAACAACAAGGTCGCCGTGGTAGCCACCTTGAACCGTGGGGCGTCGGCGCTCGGGGAGCCATTCAATGAGGTCCACCGTGACGGACGCTGACCACGAACCCTCAACGTAGGTGACTACCTTCTGCTGCTGACGCAACAGCTCTAGGTACTTGTACTCAACGTAGGGATCTTGGTAGACCATCGTTCCGTCCATGTCAAACGGCTCGTAGAACAGCAGGACAGCCATGATGGTGATACCAGATGGGATACCAGGCAGGGCCTTCAAGGTCCAACGGTTGAGCGTCGGGGAGACATAGTTACCATTGGCATCGGTGGCGGGGTAGAGGTCCGTGTAGATGCGGTACTGCTCACCGAACTGTTGGGTGGGGAACGGAAGCGTGGTCTTGGCAGCAAGGCCGGAGTAGGAACCAATGCTCAAGGCGGCACCATTGTCCACCGCAACCTCAAACGCTACCGAGGAACTGGTGGAACCACTGATGTTTTCAATGTTGGCGTCAATGCTGACAGCGTTCTTGAAATCGGGGATGCCGTAGGTGATGAGGCCGGAGTCCACCTGCCCTTCCTCAACGCAGTTGTCAAGGTCGGCGGTGTAGATGGCGGCGTTCCCCGAGATCGGGTCAAAGGAGATTAGGGGGCTGTTGTTGATGGGGTCGAAGTCCAACCACGTCACGGTCCCCTGCCCCGAGATCATCAGGTCAGAAGCGTAGGCAGGAGCTTGCGTGTCGATGAAGCTCGTCAGGTCCATGCGACCCAAGCCCGAGGAGGTGGAGTCGTAGTTGTTCCAGGCGAAGTAGACGTACCTGTCGTAGCCCATGATGGCGGTGACGGGGGAGGAGACAGGCTGAGTGATATTGGGGATCAGCGGTCCCGACTTGAGATCGCCCGTGTTGCCCGTGGGATCGAGTGCGTTCAGGGTTTCGCACATTCGGATTCCCTTATTTGTACCCACGAAGATGTAGTTCAAGTAGTTACGAATAGCCGTGGGGTACTCGCCTGCGGGCATTGGAAGGGCGACAACAGGAATGGTCAACCCACCTGAAACGGCTACTGCCGTGGTGGAAGATGCCGTGCCAGAGGTCAACGTGCTGCGGTAGACAAGACCAGGATCTTCGGTGTCGTCAGGGTGGCCCGCAAAGTAAATCTGTGACGAACCACCTGCGATGCCCGTCCACTTCCACTGTAGGTTCGGGTGGGTGTAGAGCAAGCCCGCTTCTACGGGTTGGACGCCTGCAAAGTTGGGAACAGCGGCGCTGGTGCTGTTGATGCTGTAGATCGGGGTGCCTGCGTTGTGGGCGGCAGCGATGGTGGAGAGCTGACCACGGGTGACGGTGCCGAGAGAGGTAGCGCCCATGTTTGGAGAAGAACCGACCTTGATGATCTCGCCTTCAATCTGCACATAAGCACCAGTGCCAAGTGCTGACTGCAAATAGTCAACCGTGATTGAAGTCTGAGACGAGTTGATGTTGGCAGCCAAGTAACCAACAATCTTCGCCACGGCAGTTCCCTGCTTTGCACTGGTCAGGTCAAAGACGCTCGAACCCGTGGGGACGGTCATAACGCTGCTTGAACCGAGGGACTGGATGTTGTTGAGCGCCATGATGAGACGCCCGCCAGCCCATGCAAGCACCCCCGTAAGCGAAGTCCCGACGAGGGGAGTGAGAGTCCAAGAGGTGAGCTTGGCGCAACCGTCAGTGTTGCCAACGATGGTGTTGAACAAACCAGCGGTGGTCAGCACCCATACGTTATATCCATCGGTAACAAAGTCAAGGATCGTCCCCGTGATTCCCGTGGCAAGTGCCGTGTAGGGAGTGACGGTGGTGTTGGTGTGACCTACAACGCCGGTGTTCTGTTGTCCTCGAACGACCGTGATGTCGTAATATCCCAAGCCGGAGTTGTACGACCACGAACTGACCAACATGACTTCGGAGTCAATGATGATGTAGAACAGTGATCCACTAGCGGGCCAACCAGCGGTGGACTTGACGCTGAACGTCGTAGTGCCACTACCGACAGGTCCAACGGACTGAGTAATGCCGATCTGGTTCGGCCAGTAGGAAGTAAAGCGGATTGTGTTGCCGTCCTGCCAGTAGACATAGTTGCCGACTCGAATAGCCTTGACAACATTGGTGCTGTTGGCGGCGGTGTACTGAACCTTGGTGTCAGGGAGGAGTTGAAGCTGCCACTGGGTCCAGGGGTCAACACCCTTGCTGCGGTAGAAGCGAGCCTCATCGGACTTCTTGCGGTCAAAGTAAATCTGTCCCGCACCGAGCGACCAGTCCCGCGTCTCACGCCGCCACAGTCCCTCGGTGGAGATGGTGCCATCGTCGGGGTTGTTGGTAAAGTGGAGCGACTGACGCTGCGGTGGGATGGACTTGTGCTTGAACGCTTCACGGCGGTACGGCTCAAAGGACGTATCCACCATGTAGTTCCGACCGTCAATGCTGACAGGGAATCCACCTGTAGGGGGAATAGAGACAGCAACGGACGGGGTGGGGATCTCCTCGCCAAAGCGAAGCAACTCTGTGCCGGCGACAGTACCCGAACGACTCCGGTAGGGGAGGGTGTAAGAGTGCGTGGGGGTGAGAGCGGCCACTACCAACCCTCGACTCGGGTGTACTGGCGCATGAGACGATCTGCTTCCTCACTGATGCGTGAGTTGTACGTCATCATCAAAGCCTGTACAGAGTTGGAGATGGAGCCGGCAGGAACCTCGGGGGCCTTGCGAGGATCGGGCTGGCTGTTCATAAAGTTCCTGCGGATCTCACGGGGCAGGGTGAGCTGGATCTCAGCGCCGAGGGGCGGGATGTCCACCATTGTCGCAGTCATCCCCGTAGCAGCAGCCACATCGGACGTGCTCGCCCATGCAGCCGGATCAACCGTGGTGAACGGGGCGCTGTACTGAACGTACATCGGCATACCAGGGTAGCCCGACTCGTAGACGACGATGCCTGCGCCCGAGGGGAACACACCGGCGTCGGGGATGGAACGGAGCACCTTCCACTTCTTGATGCTTGGGTAGTTCCTCGTCGGGTACGGGATCTTGTGGCGAATCTCCATCACGTCGATGAAGTTCGTCGGGATGCCAGCAAGGTCGTAGCCCATGTAGACGGGGTTGTAGGTGATCGTCTCCACGCCCACCTTGAACAGACCGTTGCCGGGGGAGGACAGGCGGAGGAGTTCGTCATTCAGCGCCACGCCGACATCGAACTTGGTGTACACCGGCTGGATGTAGACAAGCGTTCCGCCCGTGTGCGCAGCAGCAACGGAACCCTCGTACCCACGAACCACAGTCACCGAGTTGGAGGTGTTGTTGTAGCCCGTGACGTACATGACTTCAAGGTCAATCGAAAGAACCGCACCCACCCGCAGAGCGTTGGTCGGGACAGTGGAGGGGTTGCTGCCCGATGGGGGGGTGACGGAGAAGGTGATGTCAGAGGAGGAGATGCCACCGGACCAGGTGTTCGTTGAGGAGTTGTACAAACCAAGCTGCACCGTGGCATCTGCGGAGCCTGAGTAGACACGACGCCAGACCTTCTCGATCCAATCGTTGAATGAGGTGGTCATGCTGCGAATCCTTCGTCAATGCTTTGGGGGCGGGGCTTCTCGTAAATCGCCTTCTCAAACGGGTCAACGCAAGAGGGGTCAACGTACCCAGCGTCGTAGAGAACCCGCTTTACGTCTGCTGTTACATTGTACTCTTTATTGGGAACGAATGAATGAGACCTGTCCCCGATGTTGCAGTCAATGGGCTTCGTGACCCTGAGGCTGAGGTAGGTCTGCGGGCAGACGAACCACTTGTCCGTCACCTTTCCCTGTTTCGGCAACGCCCGCAGAATCTCCTGAGCCGTGCGGTCCCAAGTGAACTCACGAATCTTCTCGGCATTCTTGAGGGCGAGGGCTGCATAGTGACCGTAGTTCTCAAACACGGCAATAAGGGTGTCAAAAGCCTGGTCCTCGCTCGGCTCCCACCAGTTGCCTGATCTGCCAACGATCTCGGTCTCGGCTTTGACTTCACGCCACCCGATTCCAAGTCCGTACTTGGCAAACTCAGCATGTCCGTGAGCATCGGTAAGGATGGTGGGCTTGCCAGAGGCGATGGTCTGATGCGGGATCATCCCCCATCCCTCACCCCTGCTCAGCCCGAGGTAGACATGGGCGGAGTCGTAGAGCTTCTTCTCGTCCTCCTCGGACAGCACCTCGTCCACGACGATGATGTCATCGTACTTCTTGGAGAGGTTGACGGGAGACTTGATGATAAGCCTCGGGCGAGGGTATCCCTTTCGCACAATGTAGTCAGAGAACCTACGGAACACCTTGATCGAGATGTCAATGCCCTTGCGCCGGCCACCCCTGCCAGCCGTGATGACAGTAAAAGGGTCCGACATAACGTGCGGCGTTATGCTCCACAGGTCGTAGTCGCAGCCAAGCGTGAACTTTGTCGTGTTTGGGTTGATCCGAGAGAACATTGACAAGTTCTGCTCCGAGGGAACCAGGACTCGATCAAACAAGGGAACGGCAGTAAGGTGATCCATCGCAAGCTCAGTGGATTCCCACATCGTCAGCAGGGAAACAGACTGTCCCTCCCACCAACCCTCGGGGCGCTGAGGGGGGCAGGTGAACAGGATCGGATCTTTACAATCCCGTTCGTAGTCCACCACTTCAACGCCCGCCCGTTCTAGGGCAGCACGGATCTCATGGACCATCCGACCGTATCCGGTCCAACCAATCCTGTCTCCGTAGATTTGCAGCCTCACCGCTTGGCAAGTTCCTTGACGGTGGTTTCCACCTTGGAGGCAAGACCCTTGTTCCCAAGAAGCTTGCCAGTCTCAATCTCGTGCTTGGTGTGGGCTTTGTCCTGCAACTCGGCAGCGCCCTTGAGTCGAGCAGGCTGGATGCCCTGCTCACGCATCGCCTTGAAAGCGTCACGGTCCTTGGTCAACTGCTTCTCGGCACGGTTCGTCTCGGCAACCGAGTTGTTTCGTGTGGGCATAGACGAGGCCGAAAATGAAACAGAGGCGACCTTGCAATACCAGCAGGTCTCACCAGGGCAGTCGTGCTCCATCATGGCAGGGTGTTCCCAGCCTTGACGTTCAGTGCCTCTACCCCACCAAGTCCATTGGTGCCGGCGATGCTGTTGCACGCACCAGCAAACTCAAGGAATGGGGGAACAGTGATCCCTGCCTTGACGTTGAGGGCGTGGACCAGCTCAAGGTTGGTCGTGCCTGCATAGGCGTTGGCAGCCCCAGCGGTCTCTAGGTTGGTGGTCCCGGCAAGCTGATTCAGCACGCCAGCAAGTTCACGGTATGGCATCAGACGTACTCCACGTAGTAACCGGCTGCGGTGAGTGCAGCAGCCTCATCGTTGGTAAGGGGGTGGCGATGACCACCCTCGTATATCTTAGCAATGTACGGGGACAGTGCAGTTGTCGTAACGGTTCCGTCAATGTTGTACACCGTTGAGTAGGTGTTGGGAAGCGCACCCGTGGGCCAACTAACTTCTGGCCCATAGACAATCTGACCGTTGACGTATGACGGAGGGTTCCAACCAATCTTTGTTGGGTCGTTGTTCAAGATCCACGGCAGGGGGTAGCCACTGTTTGCGTTCTCGGGGGTGGCGGTGTCCTGCACAAACGTCCCGTCCGAGAGAAGGTAGACGTTGACCCCTCGATACCTGGTTGCGTAGTGGCGGAACAAACGCACCTGTAGACCGCTTGAATCGGGAAGGTAGGGTGCAATGTCTTTGACCGTGGGTGGGGTGAAGTATGGCTTTAGCCCAACAGTGACATCAGCATCATACGCACCTACGGCATAGGCGGTGCCGTACATTATGCAGCTCGGAAGATGATCGTCACCGAGCCGGTGCCACCTGCGCCGCCGGCCTTGGCGGCTCCAGACGTGCCGGCTGCACCACCACCACCGCCGCCGCCGCCGCCTGGCTTGGTGAGCGCCGATGCTCCCGAGCTGTAGACGGATGATTCACCATCGGACCCGACGGTTCCATCGGCAAAGCCGGTGTTAGCGCCGCCAGTTACGGCCCCTCCGGTTGAAGCGCCACCGGCTCCGCCTTTGCCTCCCGTGGCGCCTGCGCCGCTTGAGGGGTAGCCGCCTGCGCCGCCTGAGGCGCCAAATGGGATAGGGCCGACGGTGCTTGAGGCCGTTGTGCTTGAACCGCCAAGGCCACCTGAACCCATTGTGAGGGAAACGTAACCGCTAGGACCGGCGGTGCCGTAAAGCCCACCGGCGCCGATGCCACCCGACACGCCCACAGAGCCGTAAGCGCCACCCAATGCCGAGTAAGTCTGACTGTTGTGAACGAACGTTGAAGCGGTGCCTCCAGAACCGTTTGCACCGGCTGCGCCGCCACCACCGCCCGCTCCGACGACGCCCGAGTAGGCCGTGTTGGCGAGGACGGGGACGACCCGAGACAGGACCACGCCAGCGCCGCCTCCTCCACCACCACCTCCGGCGGCTGTCGAGACTACTGAACCTCCTCCGCCACCGCCACCACCGACGACGATGATCTCCGCTGTCTTGGCCCACGTTGGCGTTGTGCCGCTGTAAGCGCCTGCGGTGACGTAGAAGTTGGTTTGCACCTGCGATGGGGCGACCGACACCCACGTCCCCGGAGTTCCCGCCACGGTACAGATCCAAAGCACACCGGTGGCATCCGGGACAATCTCAAACAGGTTGTGCGTGCCCGAGCTTGGAGCGCCCGAAGCAGTGCCGCCGGGAATGAACACGTCGTACGGAGTCGTAGCGTTGCCCTTGATTCCAATGCCCGAAGAAGCGTTGGTGAGTCCTGCGGTTGCTCCAGCTGCGAGCGTGCCAGCGGTCGTCTGAAAAGTCCCGTATGCCTGGACGATCGGGTAGTTGATGAGGGAAGACCCGACCCAACCGCTGTATTGCATTGAGGCGGACGGCGAAACAAATGCAAGGATTGACGTGGCTTGCGCTCCGCTGTTCTCCATCTGCCAATTGACGACCGATCCGACGAGGCGGGAAGCGTCCGTGGTCGTGTTGCTCACACCGGGCCTGGGCGTGCCGACAACAATGCCAACCGGCGGCAGTTCGACGAACGAACCCGAAGCGAAGGTGGCGTTGGCCGTGACCGAGTAGGTGTTGATCGCCGTGGCTGCCGAGGCGTTGTTGCCGTAGACCATGAAGGCTTGCTGAACGTTGACGGTGCCCGATGCTCCCGAGACTGCCACGGACGCCGAGGTCTGCGTCTGGAACGTCGTGCTCGAAAGGACTTTGGTGACGTTGGTCAGGAGCGGACCGCCGCTCGGACCTGCGCCTGGGATCAGGACGCTGCATCCCTGCCAGACCGTCGCCGTGTTGCCCGAAGCGAGCGTGACAATGTTGCTCGAGGACGTGGTGGTCGCCGAGATGGTCGTCGGGTTGACGAGGTTGACGATCTGGCCGTCCTGAACTCGCCAGTTGGTGCCCGCCGAGGTCGGCAAAGACGTGACGGTGCCTGAGACTGAGCCTGAGGTTATTCCAATGATGGCAGGGCATCCGCTAAACCCGTAGGGGATCAAGACGTTGGTGCTGGCGCCCACGGTGCCGCTTGCGTTGGGAGCGATCAGGTTGATCGACGATGAACCTACCGCCTGATACGAGGGACTCGTGAAGTAGACGCCGCCGATGAGAATGGTCGTGCCCGCCGAGATTGAGACAAGTGTGTTGGAGGCAAGATTGACCGTGATCTGCTGATTAGCCGTGTATGTGGGAGGCGATGCGGTTGTGGCTGCGAGCTTGAGGCCAGTGGTCAATGCCGTCGTCATCTTTGAGCGGAAGAACGTCCCGCCCTCGGACGAGCACCCCGGCCCAACAACGCCATTGGCGTTGATTGTGGAGTGGTACAGGAGCGCCGAGACAGTTCCTGAGCCGCGCACCATGAACGCACGAGCGCCCGGCTCGGTGATGCGCACCTGGAAGTTCTCAAAGTTGGTCCCCTCGAAGGAGTTCGTGCCGGTGGCGGCGTCAATCTCCACGCCGACGAAGCACTTGTCGACGCCTGCGCCGGCGAGGAACTTGGTCTGCTCGGTGTAGCGGGTGGTCCCGCTGACGATCAGGTTGCGGATGCGCCAGCCACGTCCGCCGGCGTTGCCCGAGGTCGGGTAGGTGGTGTCGGGCACCTGGTCAAAGTTGGCAACGTAGACGCGATAGATCCCACCGATGCCGGGACCGTGGTCAATGCCAATGTCGCCGGTGCCGGTGAGGTTGCCATTGATGGCGAAGTCGAGCACCGGGGCGATCTTGGGCGTCGAGATGTTGACCGGCCCGGAGTACCAGTACGCCGTGTCGGTCATTGAGGTCGTGACGCACGCGCCGGGAGTGGCGGAGACGTTGATCGGGTAGAACGTCGTCTGTTGCAAACCGCCGCCGAGGATCTGGATGGCACTCTGCGCCAGCGTGGTACGAGACAAGATGCCCGTGTTGAACAGGTAGCCGCCTGCCGGGAAGTAGACGGGCTTGGCTTGTCCGCTGTTGGCGAGGGTGGTGGCCGTAGACCACAAGCTCGTTAGCGCCGTCGAGTTGTCGGTGCCGAAGATGTAGACGCCTTGGAAGTCGACGGTGGCTGGCGTGGCGGTGATCGTGACTTGCGTGGACGAGATGTAGGTGGCGATGGTGGTGCGGAACCAGACGCCGTTTGTCTGCTCGATCCAGATGGACTTGCCGACCGATGCCGAAGTGAACGGTGCCGCCGAGTCGGTCCAAGTGCTGCTTGACAAGGTACCGCCCGCGCCGAGGTAGGCATCGTTGACGACGCCGTAGTCGAGGACGTTGAGGACGGACGATGAGGTGATTGCCGACGATCCGAGGCCGAGGTTTGTTCTGGCGGTTGAAGTGCTGGCAAGGTCGGAGAGGTTGTTTGCCGTCTGAGCTGCGCCCGTAATCCGGCTGTCGTCTCCTGCGGCGACGGTGCCGGTGGTCGTGCCGACGTTGAGGGCCGCCGCTCCACCGAGGCCGCTGACCTGAGACGAGGCAATCGCCACCGGGTCGGAGCCGACGACGCCGTGCGTCGAGGCGTGAGCGGTCGGCGTGCGTGGGTTGGTGACGCTGGCGTCCGTGGCGGCAAGCGGTCGCCCGCTTGTGCCGGCGGCGGAGCCTGCGTAGCGGTCGGAGTAGGTCTGCGCTGCGCTCTGCGCAGATGCGGCAGCACCTGAAGCGTCAGCGCCAACGTCGGTGTAGGTGAGGCCGGTGCCGGTCACGTCGCTCTTGGTAAGCGTGACAGCACCCGAGCGGGTGTTGAAAGTGGTAACGCCACTGGTGGAGTTGGCCTCAATGTCGGCAACGTCAGCAACACCAAATCCATGCGTCCACTGGCTACCGACCACCCACTGTCCAGCAGTGGTTCCATCACCTGCACGAGTAATCGTGGCAAAAGTAGAACCAGCCGTGTGAGCGGTGACGTAAACGTTCTCCGAGCTGGTGATATTGCCGTTGGGGTCTACCCCATACAAACAGATCAGGGCAACATTGGGAGATGCAACCGCACCAAGTCGTGCAAGACCAGGAGACGAGATAGTGGTGGTACCAGTATCAAGGGCCGCGTCCAACGCACCCTTGACGGCATCAAACCGCAGACGGGCCATGTAATCTCCTAGTAGGAATCAGTGTCGTTGGTCTGCTCGGTCCCGCCTTCGCCCTCAAGCTTGGGGTCGGGGATGCCGAAGAAGTCACCACGGATGTCCCGTGGCTTGAAGTTGATTGAGAAGGACGCACCGCAAGAGGGGCAGCCATCGCCGCACGCCTTACCGCAAGTGTCCACCTGAGACTCGCGCATCAGACCTCACGCACCTTGAACGGGAAGCCGTGGACCTCGTTGGGGGTCTTGACCCCGTTGGCCCAGGAGCCGTGCGAGTCAGCGGAGATGTCCTGAATGACCACCGGCTCCTTGAGCTGCCAGTTGTCGTCTGCCGGACGCATCTTCCCACCCATCGCACGGACGTTGGGGAAGGTGTAGTCCTTGTTCATGTGGCCGGAGAGATCCTCAGCCGTGGCAATCTTGGTGTCCTCGACGCGCTGTGGGGTCATCGGTTGGGCTTGCCCTTCATAATGACCTTAGCGCCCATGAGGGGGTCGCCAAGGTGCGAGCGGGTGGGGTTCGGGTTGAAGTTCGGAAGCATGGTGATCTTCGTGAACTTGCCATCGTCCTTCATGTCCACACGACCATCGGCAGCCATTGCGCTGTCCATGTCGTGCGTCATGCCGTACTGAGCGTTGTTCGCCGCAGCACGGTCGGGACGGTAGCCGGGGAGAGGAGTACCGGGCATACCGGCAAACTCAGGTCCACGCTTCTCGCCGTTGCCGGTTGGTGAGCTGACGCCCATTTAGTTCTCCTTCGGGGGGTCGTAGGAGGAGGGGGGGACTGACTTGTGGCCCTTAGCGTGCGTGTGGAGTCCGCATGAAAGGCACTGGTAGTGATCCGTGCCTGCCATGATGTCGAACGAACCACAGTGCGCACACTGTTGAACCACGTCAGTCCCCCCCTTCTAACTACTGGTCGATTGCCGGGTCGCTGTAGGTCAGGGACGAACCGGACTCGATGCGCTGCACCGACGCCTGACGGTAGATGGCGTAGCCACCCAGCCAGTACCAGCCCCACGGCACGAAACGGCGGAGGTAGTCGGTGATCGGACCGGGGACCACATGCGGGGTCTCGGTGTTCCCATCGACCATGCTCCACGCCTTTGCGAGCGACTGACGCCCGACGCAGAGGGTGGCGTAGACGTTCGCACCCACGGTTCCGGTGGACGAACCGCCACCCTGGAACACTGGCGAGCGAGGGGTCTCAATGAAGCGGAAGCCCTCGAAGGCACCCAGCTCACCGGCCCAAATCTCACCAGGCTGCGAGTAGGTGTGCGGGTCACGCCACGCAGCCGAGCCGGTCTCCGACGTGAAGTCGTAGGCCACGTTCGGGTGGATGTAGGCGGTGTAGAACCCGTTGAAGTTCGGGACGTTCTGCGAGCGCAGACGAGCCTTCGCAGCACGGACATCGGCAGCCTTGAGAGCGTCGGTGCTGGCGATGCTGGTACGGGCGGTCTTGCCGTTCGTGTAGGCCACGTTCGTTCCGGCCTTGAGCACGTCACGGGCAACCTCGTCAATCGAGACACCAGCGTTGTAGCCGATGACGTTGGCGACGATTGGGTCCACCTCGACGTAGCTCTCACCACGCAGGGCAGCGGTGGTCAGCACGGCGTTACCGTACTCAGCGAGCGTCACGGTGACGGTGCTCTCGGAGATGGCCGAGGGGGTGACATCCGTGCTCTCGGTCAGCGGGGACGAGGCAATGCTCAGGTCCGAGATGATCGGGAACACAACGGACGAACCGGGCATCGACTGGTTCGTGGGCTTGATGTCAGCCACGTTGTCGAAGTACAGCTCAGGACGGAGGGCGAATCGAGCCATCCGGTCGTACGCCTGCTGCGCAAGACCAATGGTAGTCGTAGTCGCACCCGTGGTAGTCATGGGTGGCGTGTAAGCCATTGGGGGACTCTCCTATGAGTCTAGGATTCCCCGGTTAGTTGCTTGTTGGGAAAACGCCACTCTCGGCGCCCGTGGAGCGAATGATCTCCATGATCTCGTCTGCACTACCGGCACCCTCCATCGCTGCAAGAAACTCCTGCATGGGGCTGGGGCCAGAGTTGCTGGTTCCCGTTGCACCTGCGATGCTGCGGTGACGCTCAAGCTCCTCACGAACCGGGTCAATGCGCTCCTGGTCGCTGGCATTGCTTCCGAAGATTCCGTACTCCTCGGCGGTCTTGCGGATCGCCTCGGGGTCGGTGTCCCCATCGTATGCCTTGCGAAGAAGTGCTCCAACGCCAGTCTCAGGAATCCCTGCCTTGGTGAAAGCCAACTCACGCTTGAGCTGCATCACCTCGTGCTTGGCATCCTCGGCCTCTCGTGCTCGCTCCTTCGACTTGCGAAGTTCGGCCCGAATGTTGGGGTCAAGGTTACCGGAATCCTGATCGTCGTAGAACTCGTCAGACTCACTCATGTTGATCTCTCCATCCCTTACGCATACTCACCGGAGGAAGTGAATACGGATAGTTGGGTAAGTTGGCATCTACACAATGGGGTTGCCGAGTCCCATCGGGCAGCGGCCTTAGCTCACGGACCAGTCCGGCCAAAGCTCCACTAGACGTAAGTGTATCAGAAAACGCTACAGCGTGTGTCTACTTGCCGGTGCCTTCGCTGCTGGCAGAACCGATACCGAGTCCACCCGAGGCGTTCTGTGCGTAGCCACCACCACCCTGCAAGCCTGCGGTGCGTGCCTGAGAAGCCAGCTCGATTGCACGCTGAGCCTCAGCCTGTGAGCCGACACCCGGCTCCTTCAAGCCTGCGAACGTGCCGGCAAGGATCTGCTGCTGCGAGACCGTAGCCTGACCACGCTGACCGATCTGCGCCTGCTCCAACGGCTGTTCACCTGCGGCCTTGGCAAAGCCCGTCTTGTAGGTGTCCATGCCATACCCACCAGAGGTCATCTGCTTGGACAACTGCTCGGCAGTCTTTTGATCAAGACCATTGAACTTGGCGTTGTGCGCCTCGGTGTTGATCATGGCAGCCTGGACTTCCTTGACGATCTGCTGCTGTCCATGCTTGGGCGACACCATGTAGGCGAGGAGGTGTCCGGGCTTCACGCCGTACCAATCCTGCAACGTCTTTTTGATGTACGGATCGGCGTTCTTGACCATCTCGTAGCCCTTCTGCAAACGAGCGGCAAGGTTGCCCTGATACACACCGTTGGAAATCAGCTTCCCCATCTCCTCGGGGGTCAGCATCTTGGTAGGGATGCCCGAGTTGGCAAACTGGTCCTGAATGTCCATCTTGTGATTGAGGTACTGGTTCTCCGTCATGTCGAGACCCTTGTTCTTGATCTCATCCATACCGGGGAACGCAGCCTTGTACTCAGGGGTTTGTCGAATCTGCTGCATGACAAGGCCGGCGTTGAGGTGGTAGCCGGGGTCAGAAATCATCTGCCACGCTTGATCAGAAAGAGATTCAAGCCCCCATGCGCCCAAGTTTCCAAGCACCTGCGAGTAAGCAGACAACTCCGCACTGGCAGTCATGTCCTGCGCACCGGGACCGGAACTGCCAAAAACAATAGTCGGGTTGGAAGATGGACCCGATGCTGAGTTACTAGGACTCCTTCTAGTACCGGTGGCTAGGTCATATCCGCCTTGCGTCGGGTACAGCGTGAACAGGCTTGTCTTGGCACCACCCGCAGCAGCGTATGCTTTGCGGATTACGTCAATCTCTTGACCAACATTGCCAGACGGAGATTGATTGGTAAGCCAGTTGTAAGCAGCAGCAAGGTCTCCTGGGTGCCGAGCAAGATTGCCAAGAAAGACATCAAGTGAATCGGCATCGTAGAACGTGCCACCGTTGTAAATCTTCCCTTCCGGCGCACCGGACAGACTGTAGACAGCGGTGCTTCCACCCCCACCAAGCAAAGATGGCGGAGGAGGCGGCGGCGCTCCACCGCCTGATTTCTTGTTAGTTGCAGTCATTACTGCTGACCCCCTGGCGAACTGAACGCCTGGTTGATGATCTGGTTGAACTGAGCTGCACGCTCATGCGCCTGTGGTGACTTGTCCCAGCCGTGGCCGGGGTGAGTCATCAGATGCTTCCTCCACTCATCAAGCGTCATGGGGATGGGTCGATTGGTCTTGGGGTCAATACCGCCCTGTAGTGCAGCACCCCACTTAGGGTCAGACCAGTTCGGCTCCGACATCACGGGACCGAGAACCTGCTGCGCCACCTGAATGTACGGGTCAAGAAGGATGCGGGTCGGGATGCCTGCTGCGATCTGTGCAGCAAAGTTCGGGTACATGCCCTGAGCAACTTGCTCGGCGTACTTCTTGAACTCCTCGGGACCAGCCTTGGCCCACGACTTGATTGCCTGATCCGAAAGGGGAATCACATAGTCATCGGCAATCTTCTCAATCTCACCCTCAGCGCCTTTGTGAGTTGGTGCCTTGGTGGGATCGGTTGGGATGTCGGGGATGCCGGGAGCACCCTCAGTCGGGGCAGACGAATCCATGCCCTCAGTCGGGGCGGGTGAATCCATCCCCTCAAAAGGGGTGTCGGGAAGCGCCGGAGGTGTAGGAGTATCAGCCATACCTATCCAAGATTGTAGAACAGGGAGAGGATGCCCTGCTTGAGTCGGGGGTCATAAGCAATCCACTCATCCATCCACTGCTGCCACCAATACTGAGCATCAGCGGAGTTGGTGCGACCGGATCGAATGGCAAGCTGCAACTGCTGGTAGACACCGTTACGGTTGTCGGTTCCCATGATCTGATTCCTCAGCTCCATGAGTCCCTGCGTCACGGGATCGTTGGGGGTCTTGGCAGCCATGTCAGTGAACTGTGCAATCGCCTGCAACTTGCGGGTGGTGCCTTGAGACGAGTTGTAGTTGGACAGCCAGGTGTTGTTGTAGTTCTGGCCGTACCAGTCAATCATGCTTTGCCGCCATTTGTAGGCTGCGCTGCTGGAATAACGACTGTCTCCTCGCATCTGGTCGTAGGTTGGCTTGATCCAGTTGTAGTAAAAAGCGTTGCCACTAGAGACAAGCCAACTGTCCACGAAATCCTGCGGGGACTGTCGAGCACGCAGACCGAGGTTTAGCAGCAGCGTGTTGGCAGGCTGGTAATACTTGGTGTCCTTGGTGAGATCAGGAGCCAGCGCCATTGCTGCAAGGGGGTGTGCTCGGGCAAGATCCTCGTGCGTGGAAAGCCAGTCATACATTGTCTTGGTGGCGGGGTAGTAGCCACCGTAGACAGACTTTGACTTGGAGATTGTATCAATGGTTGCCCAAGGGTTGTCCTTTGTGAAAGCGTCAACCGCCTTCATGTAGTTGCCCTTGTACTTGGGGTCTTTGACGTAGTTGTTGAGCTTGGTGATCATTGGAGCATCCGACTGTCCAATGCTGATGCTCACCGGGGAACCAAACCCAAGTCCAATCTTGGCAAGCCAAGTGATGCTGGCACGGCGACGAGCCTCGTCAAGAAGTGCCTGCGTGGTGCGGACGCCCTCGGCAGTGTTGCTGCTCCAACGCTTTGCCTGCCATGCGTAAAAATCTTCTGCTCGCTGCAAGGGAGTGAGGTTCTTGTCGTTTCGCAACGAGTTCCAATACTTCTCCGACTCGGAGGAGACAAGGTATCGAGCCGACTCCATCTCGGCCTGCAAGTAGGCGTTGTCAAGGAAGTTGGCGGTGGTGCCTCGAATCCCTGCTCCACCCATTGCCTGACCCACGGGGATTTCAATGAGGCTGCGAACAAGGGAGTTGGGAATAGCGGACTGGAACATGAACTGCGAGGTGGTCTCGTCGGTCCCGATTTGGCCGGCAAGCTGACGCTCCGCAAACTGACCAGCCTTGCTCTTTTCAAGTCCAGGGTCCATCCAATACAGTAGCTTTGTGGGGACACTAACGACAGGACCGAACTTGGGTTCAATCCAATCAAGAAGGGTCTGCCCCTTGCCGGAAGGCGATGCCATGTCCTCGGTAGTTGAGAACGGGTCCATCGTCTGCAACGAGGACAGCGAGGCGGTGAACGGCATCCCGTACATGGCAAGCGCAGGGATGGTCTTGATAGCCATGCCGTTCTGGTTGGTGGCGTCTGAGACCAACTGCTGTACGCCCATCATCAGACCTGCGTACTGCATGAACGCACCGGGGTTCTCTGCAAACAAGCGACCCATACGACGCCACGCCTGGTTCTGCGCAAAGTAGAACGGCGCAGCGGTGGACATCATCTCCTCAAACTTGGTCTTGTCCTCGGGGTTGTGGATAAAGCGAGACATGCGACGGGTAGCCGTGGTCTCAGCAATGACATCTGCCTGATCTGCCGTGATCGTTCCACGGGCGATTGCCTCATCCAACTTCTTGCGCTCAAGCACAAAGTCAGCGATGTACGTTGGCTGGCGGGAAAGGTAGTTCACCATCGGACCAAGAAACTTCTGATGGCCCATGGTTGAAAGCTTGGAAAGGACATCACGGGTCTGATAGAACTGCGGGCTACGAGAGATCACGGTGTTGGGGAAGAACCGACGTTCCATCGGCTGCCCGTCCTCTTGGAAGGCGTACCGCTCGTAGAACTCGTTGGTGTGAATCCCAACATCGCCCTTTGCAATGTCCCTGATGAGTTCGTAGTGGGGGCTGTAGAGGTGACTCTCCCTTTGGACGCCTCTTTCCACTTCCTTCGCAGTCTGGTCGATTGCCTCCCTAGGAGCGGCGATGCCCTCAAGCTTGTCAACCAAACGTCCGGCCCACGATTGAATGGGGTCCATCGTCTCAATGTGTCCGGTGCCGATTCCAACGCTGCGTGCCATCGTCTCTCGGATGTCAGCGGGACACTCCTGAATGATCTTGCGTGCGGCAAGAATGGCGGCGTTGTGCAGCTCCTCGCCTTCCATGCCAGCGTCAAGGAAACCCTTGTACGCATTGGCCAGCGGGCGACCGAGGTACTGCGACTGAGCAAGGGTGTTGGCGCTGTAGTGCCATCCCTCAAAGTATCCCTTGCCACCGAACTGCGATGGTGCAAAGTCATGCGGCGACATGAGGACCATCTTGGTCTTGATCTCACCCTTGCGAGATCCGACCTTGTAGGTCTTGGGCTTCTGAATCTCCTTGCCCGTAACGGGGTCAATCTCCTTCTGACCACCAACCTTGTCAACCCCAACATAATCGCCAGCCATGTCCACGTTGGAGAGCATGGACTTGTGAACCGAGTCAACTGCCGGGGGCAAGTAGCCGCCGTGTCGGTACATGAGATACGAAGCGGCGTTGATGAACTCGTCCTTACCAATGCCGTGAAGGACTGCCTGCTTCATCCCGATGTAGATGCCACGGGCGATCATGTGGAGGTTGTGCGCCTCAACGGGGTCAATGTTGTAGCCGCGGTCCTTGAGGTAATCACTGACCCGAAGGACTCCGATTTCATCTGGTGGCATTTGAGGAGTAGTACGAGGTGGAGCAGTAAAACCTGATGTTTTGCCAATGTCAAATCTATCAGCTTCATTGCCCATGCCGCTGCCGATAGTCGGCTCAGGGGTGCCAACGTGAGACTTGCTCCATTCAATGTGGTCTAGGAGGGCTTGCAGTTCCTCATGCTTGGCATCGGAGGAGCGAGTCGGCTGATCCATCGTCTGACCAGTAAAACGTCGGGTGTCCTTGACGAAACCCTTTTCCTGCTGGTCAAGGCGTGCGATCTCTTGACGCACTTCTGAAACACGGGCTTCAAGATCCTTGATGTGGTTCGCCGCTTGCTTCTGTGCGATGGCAAACGCCTTGCGCTCAGACTTGATCATTGACCGAGTGACTGCACCCGCAAGAAGGTTGCCGGGGCCAAGGCGAGTGACGTTCAGGGCAAGCTCAGACAGGGAGACTCGAAGCGCCCAGCCAGGGGTGAGGAGGGCGAGGGGCTTGAAGAATCGGTCGTTCACCCACAAGTCAATGCTGTGGTTGGTACGGAGGGCAGCACCCGAAATGGTGTCGTGGAAGTTTGCTGCACCACTGTTGATGTCCTTCATGTTGGAGAACATCTTGTCCAGCTCTTGTGCAAACTGGTGGTAGTTGGGAAGGTTGAGTTCTCCACGCTGGTTCTCAGTCACCGCTGCGCTGCGTCCGTCTCGAAGGTTGGAGACATTCTTACCATCGGCGTCAAGAACAAACAGACCACTAGGACCACCGGCGCTAGAGTTGCCGACCATGTTGTCCACGGCCTTGTGGATGGAATCACGCATGGCGGTGTAAGTGGTTTGGAAACCACGCTGTCCTAGCGCCCTGTCAACTTCCTCTGCCTGTTCCGGGGAAAGAAGCCCGCTGCCAAATGCCTTGTGCCACTCCTCGGTATCAAAGCCAAGTGCCTTCATCATGCGCTGGTCAATGATGTTGAAGAAGTTTTCCTTGAGGGCGTTCTTGGTCAGGTTCTCCCACTTGGTTAGATCCCTAGAGGTGACAAGATCGTTGACCAGTCGAGTGATGTCCGAGGACTTCATGCCGGTCTGCTGCAAAAGCTGTCCAAGCTTGTACGCAGCGTTCGGCTCGCCAAGCCGGATCGTGCCGGTGGTCATAATCTGCTTGATGTCATCAATCGCCATTGGCGACTGTCCAAGGATGCGCGACACCCGAGAAGGAATGTAGTTGTCCGACAACTTGCCAGCGGTCTTGAACGCACCATAGATACCCATTGTGGGCAGCAGGTTCGTCTTGGTCATCATCCCCTGGTCTGCCAACTCACCAATGCGCTTTGAGATTTGGTAGAGGTCAACATTCCTGCCTTCCTTGGCAGCCTTCTCAACCTCAGCCCTTGCTGCGTCAGCAACGTCCTTTGCAATCGGTTCAAGAGTTGGCATGGCACGAACGATTGCGCCGGCAATGTTGTTCTTGACTTCCTCGCCCATCGTCCCGTTAGCCATAGAAGCGACTTCGCCAAGTGCTCGACGGTAGCCAGGACTCTTCCAAAATGCCGTGTCCACGGAAGTTGAATCAACGGCGGTGAGGATGCGACCCATGCTCTCAGAGGACTTGAGCGCACGACCGAACTCGTATGGAGCGGCAACAAGAGAGGCAATCGCATCGGTAGTGCCGGAAAGCCAAGTGTTCTGCTTGCCAAAGATTTCCTGACTCAGACCACGACCGATGGTGCTGAGATCCTTGGTTGGCGACTTGGCTTCGTGCCAAATATTGCCAATCTCATTGTTGGAAAGGTAAAACGCCTGATCGGGCGTCTGAAACCCTGCCATCGTCGGAGAGGTCAACGCATCGGTGACAGCCTTGATCGGGGAACCGATGAGCTTGGACGCCTTGCCAAGAGGACTGTCCATGAGCATCTGCGCTCCACGGCGCACGCCAGCCATCTGTGCTTCCTCGGCAACGGTGGGAACGACTCGGTTGGATGCAGCCTCGGCGGTTCTTGTTGCGGCCTGTGCAGCGGCTTCCTCGGTTGCGGCGTCAGTGACACCAGCAGTCGTGCCAGCAGTAGTTGTGCCAGCGGCAGCGGCCTCGCCAGCGCCGGCAGCGGCTCCACCGGCAGCAGCCTCACCTGCGGCACCAGCGGCGGCTTCACCAGCAGCACCAGCGGCAACACCGGCTTCACCAGTGGCTACACCAAGCTCGGGGTTGCCAACGAGTGAACCAGCGGCGGCACCCGCAATAGCAGGAGCAAGAATGGCAGCGACTCCATCCCATCCGTGCTTACGGTAAGCAAGAACAGCAGCACGGTACATATGCTGCGGAGTGTCAAAGAGGTTGTTGACAACCGAGAACGCTGCGTGGGTGGCCTGATGCCAAAGACTCGTATCCTGGGGGTGAGCAGCAGTAGAAACCCACACACGATTCTTTTGGACGCCTGCTCCACCACCCTTGCCCCCGACGCCACCCATCGTCGTGACATCCTTCCAGTAGCCAGGACCGGAAGGATGCTGAGGAGGGGTGTCCGAAAACAACGACTTTGTGGCGTTTACGGCATCTTCGCCCAACGTGCTGAGGCTTGAACCAATGATGTTGAGAGAAGTATCAGTGATTGGAGAGTTGCGGTCATACATCCCCAAACCCTGCAAGGTGTCTTGCCAAGTGAGCTGCTGTCCCTGATTCCCCGTAATGGAGTTCGGAATACCAAGGTATCCGCCGATACCGTTGATGATGTCCTTGGTGGTGTTGAGTCCGCCAAGCGTGTCATGCCAAGTGTTGTCAAGTCCCGTCTCGGAAAAGTTGCGTCCTACCCAACCACCCGTTGCCTTGCCGAACTGCAAAGTTCGATGGGCTGCGTCGGTGGCCCATTGCTCAACGTCACCAAACCAGTTGCCAATGTCGCTGCCAACATTGGTGTCTGGCTTTGCGCTAACGGCTCTTGGGTTTCCTGCGCTGGGAGCGCCTGCACCACCCGGCATTACTGAGCCGCCTTCTCGTGATAGTTCTTTGCTTGTTTGATAAGTGCCGTGTACGCCTCGGGGTTGTCCTGCACATGGTTGTGTGCTGCCTTGGCAACGGCAGTGATCAAGTGAAGCGCACCGAGGGCCTGAGCGTTCTCCTCAATATCCCCACCACCCTGAGCCACGGCAAGAACAAGGTCGGGAAAGTTCTTGAGCGTGGGGGCAGCGTTCAGTACCTTGTCAATGTTGATGGCAAGGTGATCGTGAACAACTCCGGTGTTCTCAATCATGCAATCGACCTTGCAACGGCAGCAAGCTCCTGAACCTGACGAGTTGCGTAGGGTGAGGTGGCGGCGTCTTGCAGGACACTAGCAATGCGCTGCATTGCCATGCCGGGTGCCTGCGGGTCACGGGTCGGTGACAAGAAATCGTTGTTCGTCGGAGGCGGGTGCTCGGCAGGGGCGAACAGGTCAACGGAACCCGGCTCGGGAGCAGCAGAAGCCATTGAGACAGGCTGACCGGGGACATCGGGCGTTCCCTGCATAGCCGGTGCTGCGGAAGCGGGTGCTGCCTGCATAGCGGGGGCTGCGGGGGGAACCTGCACGCCGGCCATCGGGACAGCCTGCTGCGCCTCACGCTGCATTGTCGCCTGTCCGTACGTTTGTCCGGGCGCGGTGGTGATCGGCTCGGGGCCTCGCTTGTTCAGATCGGTGCGGTTGGAATAGGCGGTCTGCGCTGACCCCTCCCGTGCTCCACCCCTACCCTTGCGCGGCATTAGGCGGGAGCCTGACTGGTGTTGTGCAGCGCACCGAGGAGCTGGCTCAGGTGGTCAAGACCGGGCGACGGAGCGTTTACCGTGGCCTGACCCTGTTGGTCAGCCGGTCCAGCAGGTGCGCCAGCACTTCCCGGCATCGCCATTCCAGGCTGTCCATCCGGGCTAGCCTCTGGCATTCCGGGCATTCCTTGAGACATGCCTGAAACATCTGGTCCGCTTGCGGGTTGCTGCTGCTCATTCTGCTTGTCTGCCTGCTCTTTCTGCATTTCCTTGTGGACAGCCTCAACAGCATCCTCGATGGTGGTGCGACCGTCTCCGACCTTTTGGATGATGCGGGCAATGGTGTGCGGATCAAGCTGTCCGCCAACAGCCTGTTGCTCAAGTCCCGATAGGAGCGCCTTGCGAAGTCCATCAGCCTGAATCCTCGCCATCTCCATCTCAGGATCACGGACCAGCGGGTCCATCTCCATCGCGGTCTCGGTGGACATCACACCGATGCCGACCTTCTGACCAATCATAACAGCCATCTGGTTCGCATCCGAGCCGGGGAGGGGGTAGCGAACCTTGACAAGATCAGTCTCAAAAGTGTCGTTAGGGGTGTAGTCGGGGGGGCCAGTAACCTTGCCATCCATTCCAAGCAGGAACAATGTTGGCTTGGAGCCATAGTATGCCTTCTGAATAGCAATGGCTCGACGGATCTCGGCCTCCTGCGAGGCGGCAAGAAGTTCCTGCGTCTCCTGGATGTCGGGATCGACAGCGTTGGACATGACCGACTCACCACGGCGGGCGGTACGGATGTTGCTGCCGGACTCACCACCCCACTCGGCAGGGATTCCTGCGGAGAGACGGGCGCTGCGCTCAAGACGGTCAAGCGTCTGCTCGGAGTGCTGCCCCGGCTGGGGGTTCATTTGCGTGATCGTGCCGTTCTGAATGATGCCACGCACGCCCGACTTGCCATCGGCGTTCTGCACGATCTTTGGCTGCAAGCCTTGGGAGTTCGGGTGGGGGACAAGCCACTCGTCGGGGAACACCCCACGCATGACAGCGATGGTGTTGAGGGCGTCAAGCTTGGCCTGACGATGGAACATACCCATCATTGCCTCAAACTTGGATGCAACGGTGTCTAGCGCGATCCTCGACGGGATGACCACCGGGCAGATGCCCGCTCGGTTCGGTACACGGTCCAGTACCATCTGAGATACGCCACCCTGAATCTCACCCGAGTACTGATTCTTCGCTTCCCGACGCGCTCCCACCGCCACAAGTACGGTCTCGTCGGCGTCACAGTATTCGAGGATTGAGAACAGCGTGTCATCAGTGGACTTCCCTGTGTAAAGGACAGAAGCAACCTGCGGGTAGTTCTGCTTGATCCACCGGAGGGGACGGGCATCCTCAAAGATGCAATCCATCGGCTCCATGTTGTCGGGATCAATAACGTCAGAGGGGAACGTGGAAAGGGGGTTGCGAACTCGCCAGAACGGGATCTCCCGCTTGTCGTTGGGGTTGAGGCTGACGGGGTGGATGGAGACGGGCGAGGAAGCGTAGGCAACCTGGTAACGAGCACGCCGACGCATCTTGATCTGCATGTCGTTCATGTCATACCAACCAAGCGAGGCGAGCCGGCGCTTGCGGGCAGACTCCACCGAGGAACCGATGTTGCCACGGAGGGCGGGGAAGTCAATGTCTGGCATGACGGAGGCGACACGGAGAGAGAACTGGTCAATGCCCTGCGCCAAGAGGTTTGCCACGGCGGGCTTCTCATTGGCATCCAACTCCGGCAGGGGAACAGTGACCTCGTTGTTGTAGTGCCGGCTGATCTCCTTCATCCGGCCAAGGTACGAACCACGAGACTGAACTCGGGAGGCGTGGAGGGAGACGATCTCCTCAGCGGAACGCATCAACCAACCCAGCTCGGACGCCAAGCGGTGATGCTCGGGGCGCTAGGAACGGACAGGTTGGGAAGATTCCACTCAAAGAACCATTCAGCCATCAC